GAATATAAACCCTCTTGCTTCAATACCTACAAAGTACTCAGGTATTTTTTTTAACCCGTATAACATATTTCTAATCGCATAATTAAATACAGTATTATCAGCCAATAACGGCTGTATATCTCTATACATTATCCCCTCTTTTGGAAAGTCGGGTATTGATTTAATATACTCCTTAAGGTTTATTTCCATTTCTGTGCTTTTCTTTTCTGGTATATTTCTTCTTGTTCTTCACTGGCGATGGCATGCGCAGAGCATGGACCCACTCTTGGTACGTCAACACCACTTCTTCCAATTTTACTTCCTTCTGCTCTCTCTTCGTTCCACTCATCACTAAAATAAATAAATTCCATTACATTAAGGTTTGTTGGGTTTTGTGTACTACTTCCCAAAACGTAACAAAGGTGAACCTATGTCCTTTCAAGACCGGTAGCACGCGATGTTTTATTTTTGAACCTTCTATTATTACCGTTTTACCGGCTTCGGGTTCAATTCTTTTAATATTCTTATACTCTACTTCTAAATCTCCTCCTTCATAGTCATCATTTAAAAATGTAATTGTTGAAAATCTAGCAAGGTCCTCATGAAGAGGATCGTTTTTATTAGTTTCCGGTTGCACATAGTTTACAAACATCTCTAAGAGCACTACATCTTTATTAATGGTATCTGTCCCTAATATTGTCTGTTTTAATGTTTCAAGTAATCCGGATAGTTCTTTAGTATCACTCGGCAATACATGTTGATTATAGGCATTAATAGGACCGGGAACACGATTTGTTTCAAAGTCACTAATAATCTCATCAAGGTATTGCTTTTCACCTTCCGTTAATAAACCATTTTCTGTTGATAACCACATACTATAATATAATACTTTAATTATAAATAGACAACTATAAACACATTATCCCCATAATTCCCAAATATTCCAATTGAGCGTTGAGGATGGTTGGTTCAATTCGCGCGTGGCAACCTGCGGTTAGAGAGTAAAGCGCCCGCCCTGCCCTTTTAAAAACCCTGTGTAGCATATGAATATGTATTATCTGAAGCAGTATCTTGTGCTTGGTCTATTATACTTGTTGGTGTTACAAAAATGTTAGCGCCTTCAAACATATAATTAATCCATAAATCAACTGGACCTACTATTGGTGCTTCGTTTATTAATCTTTTAGCAAATCGTTTAGATATCATATAACCTGATAACCACCATACTCCGTTATAAGCTCTAACTAAATGTTCTGAATGTTCTTCCCAGGTAAAGCCTGTCTCACAAGGTAACGATGATAGGTAAATTAAATCCCAATCGTAAGGTGCCTCTTCTAGTATTTTCTCTAGCTTTCTATTAAATCCAAATCCAAATTCAATATCATCTTCCATTATAAGAGCTGATTGTTCTCCTGAATCTAGAAAAGTTTTCCATACGTTATAGTGTGCTGTTGATACTCCTCGTTCTGCATCAGAGCATTCAAGTATTATACTATCTTTGTTAGGTAATATATTCCATTGAGGTGTAGGATCGACATCCCAATGATATTCAAAAGTATATTGAGGAGTGATAATTTCATTACCTTCTTTAGGTACTGAGCTACCTATTACTCCGTCAATAAATTCTGTATAATCGTATAAAGTTTTCTTACCTTTTAGTTTTACTCCTTTAAGTCTTTTTTTGACTTTTTTAAATCTATCTAGTCTACCGGGTAAATGAATTATATATACTTTATCAATTAGATCAGGAAGGTATATACGTTTTTGACTATCAAACAATTTGATTGCTCTTCGCCATGCAGCATGACCTGCTTTGATGACCTTTTTGGCTATCTCATACACTTTCCAAGTGAGATCATTTCTCCATTGGGAAGCAGAGTATCCTCGCCATTTTTCAAATCCATAGTTCATTCTATCTATAAATATACATTGTTATAATTATTAACAAGAAACACCCCTTGCGGGGTGAATCTACGTAACGGCTTGGCACTAAATAGCATGACGAAATGCAACAGTCTCATACTAAGGAGCGTCCCTACCTAACCTGGCCAGGGGTTCCTAACCTGTCTGCTCTTACTACTAACTTTCGAAAGTAGATCGGGCTCGAGGTCGTTCAAACTCTTATTTAGTTTCTGCTACAGAAGCCTTTCTGTAATCAGTGATTAACTTTTTGATCTCTCCTGCTGCTTTTCTTGCTCTTTGTTGAGATGCTTTAGTTGATCCAGCATTGTTTTCTGCTAAGGTATTGAAATTTGTTTCAATAGCTTCAAATAGTTCTTGTTTACTCATTTTCTTTTGTTTTTAATTTACTTGTTAATAAAGATGGGAATTGGTTCCATCTTATGTCTGTTATTATTATTCAATGTACGAAATATATCTAGTACTTCCAACTCTCTTTTATTTAATTCTTCTATTTTACCTTCCCATTCCATTGCCCATTCAAGTTCATCATAGGAAGCTCCTAATTGGTCTTCATCTGTTCTGTCATCTCCCCATAAACCATCAGTTGGTGCTGCTTCTAATATACCAGTTATAATGCCTAGTGACTTACCTAAAGCAAACACTTCTGATTTCATTAAATCTGCAATAGGGCTTATGTCTACACCTCCATCACCATATTTAGTATAAAAGCCTACTCCAAAGTCTTCAACTTTATTACCTGTTCCAACTACTATTCCTGAGTGAGTAGAAGCAACTTGATATAGAGTGGTCATTCTAAGTCTAGCTCTTGTATTAGCCAGTGATAGATCGTTAATATAAGGTGCTAATGTTGACTTAAAGGACTCGTAGGTATCGGTAAGGTTAAATGTATAAGATGAAACGTTACTGTATTTATCTTTTAACCATTTAATATGCTCTTGCTGTAATGATACTTGATTTTCATTTTGATGAATAGGCATAGATACAACTATTGTAGGTAAACCAGTTTCAGCTGCTAGAGTAGAAGTAACGGCAGAATCAATTCCACCGCTAACTCCTATTACTAGTTGCTTAATTCCGTTCTTTTTAGCATAATCGCCAATCCAGTCTGAAATTGCTTCTCTATTCATAATCAATTATCCCATTAACATTTGAGGGTCAATACCTCCAGCATTACTGTCTTTCTTATCATTAACTGAAGTGACTACTGCTTCAGTAATCAATAAAGTACCGGCAACAGATGCTGCATTTTCAAGAGCAAGCCTTGTTACTTTTGTAGGGTCAATAATACCTTCTTTAAACATATTGAAATAGTCTTCTTCTCTAGGATTATACCCGAACCAGAAATCATCTTCTTCTTTAATGTGTAATTCAATATCTCCAATTTCATCGAAGGTATATCCAGCATTTTCAAGTATCTTATAGAAAGGTCTTTCTAATGCTTCAATTACAATATCGTAACCTACTTGCATATCACCTTCCATATCGCCAATCTGGTTAACTAAGAATGTAGATGCATTTAGCAGTGCAATTCCTCCTCCAGGTAAAATACCTTCTTCTAGTCCTGCTTTAGTAGCATGTAATGCATCATCAACTCTATCTTTCTTCTCTTTCATTTCTACTTCAGTCATTCCTCCAACATGAACGATGGCTACTCCACCAATAAATGTTGCTAATCTTTCTTGAAGCTTCTCTTTTTCATAAGGTGAAGTCGTATCATCGATTAGAGTCTTAATATCCTCTACTCTTTGAGTTATTTTTTCTTCTTCTCCTTTAGCATCAATAATTGTAGTAGTATCTTTACCGATAGTGACTTTATTAGCTTTACCTAACCATTCACCTTGGAACTTATCTAGTCTCATACCTTTCTCTGTAGATACTACTGTTCCTCCGGTTAAAATAGCAATGTCTTCTAACATATCTTTCTTTCTATCTCCGAAACTAGGTGCTTTAACTACTGCACAAGAAAGAATACCTCTCATCTTATTAACTACCATAGTAGATAATGCCTCTCCGTCAATATCATCTGCGATAATAAGAAGAGATTTACTTTGTTGAGAGACTGATTCTAATACAGGAAGTAGCTCTTTTACGTTACTCAATCTTTTATCTGTAATTAAGATATACGGAGATTGAAGAACAGCTGTCATTGTACTATTATCAGTGACGAAATATGGAGACTTATAACCTCTGTCGAACTGTACTCCTTCGACTGTTTCTAAATATGTTTCTCCCGTCTTTGACTCTTCAATAGTAACAACTCCTTCTTGCCCAACTTTATCCATAGCAGTGGAAATTAACTCACCTATTTCAGTGTCGTTGTTTGCTGAAATTGTAGCAATCTGTTTTAGCTGTTCTTCATCCGTAATATCTTTTGATTCATGCTCTAAGAATACAACTACATCTTTTACTGCTTTCTCAATACCTTTCTTTATATCAACTGAGTTAGAACCTGCTTTAAGTCGGTCTAAACCAGTAGAATAAATTGATTGAGCTAGTAGAGTAGAGGTAGTAGTACCATCACCTGCTTGTTCTGCAGTTTTAATAGAAGCTTGTTTCACAATTTGTGCTCCAGCGTTTTCTATTTTATCTTTAAGTTCTATAGACTTAGCTACTGTAACTCCATCTTTAGTAGATACTGGGTTACCCATGTCTTGTTCTATAATAACGTTTCGTCCTGATGGACCTAATGTCGCTGTTACTGCATCTGCTAGCTTATCGACACCAACTGCTAGTTTTTCTCTAGCTCCTTTTCCAAATGTTACTTTTTTATTTGCCATATTATTTTTTATGATTCTTTAACAACTGCTAATACTTCTCTATCTTGAGCTAGATAATACTCATCTCCTTCGAAATCAATTCGTAAGGTACCTACTTTTGGTACCAGTACAAGATCTCCTACTTTACATGATCTTACTAAAATAAGTTTCGAGGGATCTAATTCTGATTGACGTCCTGGACCAATTGCTAATACTTTACCCATTTCAGGTTTCTCTTTACCCATATCTGGGATTACAATAGTACCGTATGTTTGTTCTCCTTCATCTATTGGTTGGATAAGGATACGGTCATTTGATGGTGATAATTTTTTTGACATGTATATAACTTTTTTTATTTAATATTAATATAAGAATAATAATAATAGGATCAAACTTGAGAGCAGTTTTTTTTAGCTAATTTTTAATACTTTAGATTCCATACCCTTAGCATAAGGTACAGTCACTCTCAATAGCCCGTTTACAAACTCAGCTTTTGCTTTGCCGAGATCATATCTACTATCTATTTTCCAACCTAAGTTGAATGAACGCTTTGCGATACCCTTATGGATAAACACATCGTCTCTTTCTTCTTTTGGTCGTTCGTAATTTACTCTGATTATATTACCCTCTGTTTGGATTTCGATATCTTCTTTATCGATTCCGGTACAAGCAATATCAATGCCTAAACCGTTATCTCTTTCGTAAATATCTACTGGGTGTGGTAATTTGGATTCTGCTAGTGGTCTATATTGACTAGCGTCTTGGAAAAAATTCCTTACTAAAATGTCGAACGGATTACGTTCTAAAAATAATGTACTCATATCATTGTGTTTTGTGATGCCCTAAGGTCATCGGTTAAATTTAAAATAATAATACCGCTCTCAAGTCGATCTATTATATAATAAATAGGTTTAAATTAAGTTTTTAATGGCCTTCTGCCCAATTATTAGCTATCTCTGGAGGTGCTTTTAGAGTAACTCCAGGTAGTTTAGTCGTATTCTCCATTATCTCTTGTACATATGGAGCAAACATCTCAGCGTCTTTATTATCAACGTTGATGATTAATTGATCATGAACTTGAGCTTGACATATAGCATCTATTCCCAATTCCTTAGCTTTAAGGTTAATCTTTAATGCTGCTCTATTTACTACAGCGGCTGCTAATGATTGCAATTGAAAGTTAAGACAGTTATTTAAACCATTTCGATAATCTCTATATGCTTTGATTACAGCTTCTTTACCGTACTTAGGTTCTAGCTCTTTTCTGAATCTCCAATCCATCATACGGTCTTGGAATTTCATATAGGTCTTTTGAACCTTAGGTAAATGTCTTACTCTACCAACATAGTTCTTTATATATCCATGAGCTTTAACTTGAAGTCTAGAATTCTCTCTCCATTCCTTAAGCTGAGGAAAACCATCGAGGTAACCTTGGACTAGCTTTTCAGCAGTCTTCTGATCTACTCCTAGAGTCATTTTAAGAGCATATGCTTCCATACCGTATGCAATACCTAGTGAATATGCTTTAGCTTTATTACGAGCAGGT